AGGATGGTCATACACCCGCTCCTTCCCCTTCCCCGCATACCGGTACAAATGCACCGGCAGGGACGCAACAGCCTCCGCCAGAATCCGCACACAGGAATAGACCGCCGTAGCCTGCATGGCCGTCCGCTCATTCACAACCTTCCCGCTACTGCTCCTTCCAAAGAAAAAAGAATAAGCCGGCCCCCTGTACCTGTCCTCCGGCTTATCCCTCGCTCCCCTGATACCCAAAATCGACGCTAACCCCATATACACCTCCTGCTAAAAAATAGAAACCTTAAAATATCACTTTTTAAGGCTTCTTTACACTTCATCTATTCTATACGCTCTAAGCTCTGCTCTCCTTCTTCATCCACAATAATTCTGTACTTTTTACCCGCTACTTCAAATGTCATGGCATTATCAGCAACTTCCTCATATCGCCCTTTAACAGCTTTAGCCATACTATTAAATGCTACGGCATCCTCATTTGTAACCTCTGGATTTCCATACCTAATGGCGTTATATGGTTGCTCATAGTTTGGTTGTCCATTTTCACGTTTAGGAAATCGTAGATTTTCTTCTTTACCTAATCTACTATATATTTGATTGATTTCTTCCTCTTTGTACAAATTAACTCCCTTATTCCCCAATGAACGATTCAATGCCCCTATATTATGCTTACTTTCTAAATCCTCTCTACGGACACGATGTTTGGGATCTTGGATTACCCTTTTTTCATCAGCATCTAAAACACTTTTTCCGTATAATTCCATTGCCTCTAAGCTATTTTGAACTGAACCTTTTTCGTCAGCCTCCGCTTTTTCTACATCGTTATTTTCTCGATGCTCTTTGGCAGATTTAAGCAGATCATCTGATTGTATTATTTTTTCCTCTGCCTTTTTCCTCTTTATCTTAGATTTTTTATTGTTAAAATTAAGTTCTTCTAAAATATTCTGTTGCTCATTTTGCTCTGCTTCCTGAACAATACCAGGTACTATTATCGATTGAATCCTATCCATCTTAACACCTCGCTTTAAAATGCTAAATGGATTATATCATATGAGCCTATCAATTAAAAGGACAAAATCCCCCTCTCATCATACACGCTCCCCGTACTCCCGCCATTCCTTACCGCCCGGTCCAGCGCCATAACCGCCGCCACCGCGCCGTCAATCTTCTCCGTAGACTTCTCCTTGTCCGGCTTGATATTCCCCGCCGGGTCCGTCCGCACAAAAATATTATCCATCATCCACCGCAAAACCGGATGCCCTCCATGCGCAACATTCCTCTCCAGCACCAGCTCCATCAGCCTCTTGGACGGCGGCGACATATCCTTGAACCCCTGCCCAAACGGGACCACCGCAAACCCAAGCCCCTCCAGGTTCTGGACCATCTGCACCGCTCCCCACCGGTCAAAGGCAATCTCCTTTATGTGGAACCGCTTCCCCAGATCCTCTATAAAACTCTCAATAAACCCATAATGGATCACATCCCCCTCCGTAGTCTCCAGAAACCCCTGCTTCTCCCACACATCATACGGCACATGGTCACGCCGCACCCTCCGCAACATGTTCTCCTCCGGTATCCAAAAATACGGCAGGAACACATACTTCTCCGCATCGTCCCTGGGCGGAAACACCAGCACAAAAGCCGTGATATCAATAGAGCTGGATAGG